ATCCTATTATGTTAGTAGATGTCAGCAAAGAAGCCTTGAAAGGTAGCTACTATATCTAACCCTGTAGTAGCGCCTTCAGCAGTCACTCGTACGTCGTGATTAGGTGGTATAATTTGGTAAGGTATTAAGTAAGAACCTGCTTTCCCATTGTCTGATTGAGCTGTAGCTAACTCTATTGTACGGTAAACATTACTATTTTTACCTCGTATTTCTAATCGTATATTAGCTTCACTACCTTGATTATTACCACTTACTAAGTAAGCAGAGTAATTAGTTAGTACTAGATAATTAGTAGAGGCTACTGAAGTACCTGCGTAAAGTGTAGTTTGTTCTACTGCTGATAATACATTACCCACAGTACCTAAGTCATTCGGTACACCACCTGTAGTAGCCCCACCTGTATGTGCATATACATCACCAACTATGTCTGACCCTTCAGCTCTTTTAATTCGCGATACACGAGAGCAAGCAGATGGGAGAGTTACTGCTGTAGTTCCATTTAATGTAACAGTTTGAAAAGTAAAGATAAAATCACCATTGCCGTCAGTGACCATAGTATCTAAGGTGACTGCTTTACCTACGTCTGAAGCACTGGTAGAATTAATGGTAGTAATGCTATTGGTATCTGGTTGGAAAGGTACAATGTTATTGTAGTTTATAGCAGTTATTGCTGTACCTACGTTGTTATTCCTACCGAATTTTAAGATAGTCTTACGATTAGTACGTACTTTAGTACCGTATGTACTTTCTATTTCAGATAAAGCCAGTTCTATGAAGTTATCTACTGAACTACTGTCATATCTACTTGTCATATTAATACCCTGCGTGTGAATCTAGAAATTCAAAGTCATCTCGTTCATATTCCCATTCATAGGTATAAGATACTTTGGCTATTTGGTCTATGTAAGCTAGTGAGTCTATTAAGTCATCATGGACTAAACTATTTGGGAACTGAAACAGTTGGTCTAAGAACTCTTCATTCCAATCTCCTGTGTTGAGCTTAATAGCTCCGTTCTCAAACCTACCTTGTAGTGCCCATATAATTCTATCTATCTTCTTCTGATTACCGTGCGTAACTTCATCGACTCTAAAGAATCGTTGTTTAGCTTTCATTAAGTCCATTAGATAAGGTAGAACAGCATTCTTAAGTGCACCTTTCTCAATAGCTACGGAGATAGGCATATACTTAATTACTGCTTTGAATATCTGATAGGCTGTCTCTTTAACATCCCATCGTCCATAGATGATATCTTTTACATACCAACCTTGCTCATTAACTTTAACAACACTAATAGCTGTTTGGTCAAGTTTTTTTAGTTTACTGGTTGTTGCTTTAGCTACATCTGCAAAGCCTGCTAAATCCACTGAGATATAATAGTCACCTATATCAGGCTCTTCCTCTGAAAACTTAACCCACTCTTCCTTGAATATCTCTGAACCCATAGCCTCGAAAGAAGCTAAGAACTCTTGACGAAATGCGAAGGATGACATAGACTTCTTAGCTGTATCAATTTCTGATGGGTCTAGTAAAGGATTATCATAAGATGTAAAGTGCCATGCTTCGTATGTCTCATCATCCCCTAGTTCTGCATACTTGTATAGCTCGTAAAAGTGATTACGTCCCATAGGAGTACCTATGAAGAGTGCTTCACCTTTTCTATCTGCTAGTGCAGGACGTAGGATTTGTTCGAATACGGAAGGACGCATATCAGCGTACTCATCCATTACTAAGAACTTTAGAGATACACCACGCATAGTCTCAGGTCTATCTGCACCCTTTAGGGATATAGTAGCTCCGTTGATTAATGTTATTTGAAGGTTATTGATATGACTTGATTTGATTACAGGATTAGCTAATTCAAGCAGAGTAGCCCACATGATATCCCTAGCTTGTCCTTGCGTGGGCGCTACGTAGAATACCTGACCTGCTCCATCTTGTAGAGCATTAACAATAAGTAACCAAGCCGCTAGACGTGATTTACCTGTACGCCGACCTGCCGCTACTATCTTGAATCGCTTCTTAGATTGCCATACCTGTTCTTGCCAAGGTAATAGCTCTATGTTTAGAGATTTATTAGACATTAAGCTTTGTCAATATTATTAATAGCTTCTTCACCATACATAGCAACTAGAGCAGGACGAATTAAATCTGCTTCTTTGTTTCTACGAGTTTTATAAGCATCACCAAAGTTTCTTAAGTTTTTGTAAGCACCTAAGAAGTCTCCAGAGGTTATCTGTTTCCAGAAGTTAGGAGTCTCAGTCTTAGGATTACCATATTGAAAAGCTACAGAAGTAATTGCTGTAGTCAACTCAGGAGGTAAATCTTCAAAGGCTATACGCGTACTATCTTTATTAAAGTCTTGTCTTACCTTATCTGTGTAGTATTGTTTAACTGTTGTAGTTAACTCTTCTGCTTCTTCTTTAGCAAGTTTTAATTTATTTTCACTAAGAGCCTTACGAGCTTCATCTTTTTTCTTACCTAAGTAGGGCTGTACCTTTTGAATCAGCTCTGGAGTTACACCAATCTGTGCTAACTGTTCAGCATTCCATTGTCCTAAATCAATACCACTACCGATGGTAACACCTGACTTACCTAATACTTTACCTTTCTGAGAAGGTACATAACCAGATGTTTCAAAGCCCTCTACACCTCTTAAGAAGTCAAAGTCTACATTAGGCGTATAAGCGTCTCTAGCCATGTCTCTTTCTCTTGTCTCATTCGTTAAGTCACTCACTAGCTGTAGCAGTGCAAAGTTAACATCAAACTCCACAGGCGCTGCTAGAGTCTCTAAAGGAAACGTTTGAGCTAAGTCTTCTCCTTCGTACAGAGGCTGACTAGGAGCTGGCGAAGTAAACGCTACATCTTGCTCTACAGGTTTAGCTCTAGAAAATAATGGTATATTTCTGAGTCTATTTACAAAATCATCACCAGTAGCCATATTAGTTATCCTCTACATCTATGTAGTCACCATCATCTTGCTGTGACATTTCAATACCACCACCAACAGTACCTATAGTAATATTGATAGTAGGACGCGCTGAGCCACCGTTAGGGTCAACTTCTTTTTCGAACATACTAACAGGCATCATTCTATCCATTAGGAGTTTCCAAGCCGCTTGCTGTCCTTTGTGGTCATCATTTAGTGCCGCACTGAAGATAGCTTCGATAACCTTCTCAGACTTAGGAGAGGCTAAGAGACGAGCTTTAAACTCATTCATCAAAGCGGCTTCACCTTTAGGTCTACCTATAACACCACGCTTACCAGCGGTCTTTGCGTTTACCGTAGCCTTTGGAGGTCTTCCTATTCTTTTTTTAGGTTTTGCATTAGCTTTAGCCTTTGCTACTTCCTTACTTAATTTATCCTCTGCCTTCTTCGCATCTCTAACGGTCGATGATATGGTAGGGATAACAATATTGTCTAAGTCTGCCATAGTCTATATAGTACTCCGTAGTTCTTAGTATTCTTAGAACAACTTAGTAATATATTTAATAATATAACAATAATAACTAAACATCCTAAGTGTCGTTGTTAACTCTAGAGTATTATAGCATACTTTGACTCAAAAGTCAAGCTTTATTTTAACTAATTACTATTTCTTTACTTAATCTGATTAGTCTAGGTAGTCTCCCTTAGGGTGTTATAGTACTTTATAGGACTTTAGCGGGTTTCATAAGTCTTATAAGCCCTCCGCAGGGCGCTGTAACTTAGTAGTACTTACTATCATTACTATTATCTATATACTACTTACTTTGTTGTATTTATACCACACTTTACAGTTAACTCTGTTGTTTTTATACCACACTTTATAGCCTATGCGGTAATTTTATAGTATTATGCAGTATCTTTTAGCACTATGCAGTATCTTTTAGGGGCTATGTAGTAACTGATTCTCTTTTCAGCCCTATTTTGTATCTGGACAGGTACTACATAATTCCCAGAACTCCACAGCCCTCCCCCGCCCACCGCACAGACTCCGTAGAACTACAGCATAACTCTTATGTCTTATATAAGACTACTCAGTACTCTTATGTCTTATATAAGACTACTCAGTACTCTTATGTCTTATACAAGACTACTTAGTATTATGTCTTATACAAGACTACT